TTCGACGAGGCCGGCAGGTTCCGCTGGCCCGGGACCGTCATAGTCGTGGGCAGGACGTTCGTCGGCCGGGCGATGAATCCGCTCCCGCCCGACGACCCGCCCGCACCGCCCGCCAGTTGGCCGAGCATCTGTTGGGACGGTGCCCGCTTGAATGGTTGGCTGCCGCCCGCCGCGGGCGGTTGCCACCGCCCAGCGTCCCACGCCCCAGGCATACCGGGAAACGCCGCGCTGCCGCCGTCCGACTGAATCGGCTGGGGAGTCTGAAATGGCGGCGGTTCCGTGGGCCTGCGGCCCAGCGCGGCGCTCTCGCCCGCGCCGGGCGGCTGCCACCGGCCCGCGTCCCACGCCGACCCCCCGCCGAGGTCCGGCCCGTGCGACCCGCCAATCAACGCGGCGCTCTCGCCAGGCCCCGGCGGCGTCCACCGGCCATCGCCCAAATCCGGGTGATTCTGTTGAAAGGCGATCCAGAGCGGATGATCGATCGGGACCCAGTCCCCGTTGGGGAGCGTCGGCATATCAATACCTCAACATTCCGTAGAGTGCCAAGAGCGCATTCAGCCGATTGCCGGCCACGCCCGCCTGTCGGTCGGCGGCATTCTCGCCGCCCTGCCAGATCCGGCCCAGCGCCGCTTCCGATGACTGGTACGCCCGGTCGGCCCCGCCTTCGGCCAGTTGCCGATCCGTTTCGGCCAAGTCGCCCTGGCCCGCTTCAAACAGTTCCGTCAGGCCCCGCGCTTCAATCCCGCTGCCCGTAATCCCGCGCTGCTGCATCTGTTCGGACAGCCCCCGCTGCGCCGCGCTGAGGGTTTGGCCGGTGTTCTCTTTGGCCCGCGTGTAGAACGCCCGGTCGGCATCCGAGACGGCCGGAATACCCCCGCCGCCCGCTGGCGGGACGCCCGGGCTCCCGCCCGTTCCGCCCCCAGCGCCAGACCCGCCCCCGATGGCCCCGCCCCCACCGCCCCCACCGCCCGATCCGCCGTCGAGGCTGTTGATGGCGCCGAAGATGTCCCGGCGGCCCAGTTGAAACCGCCGTTCGGCGTCCATCCTGGCACGGTCGGCGTCTCGCTCCCGGATGCGCTGCTCGTAGCTGTACCTGTCCTGTTCGGTGTTGCGGGCCGCGTCGTCGATCTGCTGCTGGCGAATGCGGTCGGCGTCGGTCTGGCGCTGCAGTTCCAACGCCCGCTGTTCGGCCTGAATCGTGGCGAGCGCCACGTAGCCCCGGCCTGGGACGTATTGATACCCCGGCCGCGGCGGCGGGGTCGCTCCTGCACCATAGGCGGGTAGACCTGGCATGACAGAACCTCCTACAACGACTGAAAGTGTAACCCCAATCGGGATCTACGACCCGTACACGCACCACGCCCGTGAAAAATAGAGGTTAGTGTTGGTCGCGTCCAGTTGCGTGATCCGAAGCTTCCCGCAGACCCCGACACGGGTCGTCACCGGGACGTTACTATTCACGACCGTCTCGGGCCCCCCATTGATCGAAAAGAACGCCTGATTGGCGACTTTACGGATTCGGAGCAGATAGCGGGTCGAATTGGCGATCGGGGCAATCACGGCCGACGGGGACGAGAGCGTCGTGCCATCGTGACAGAGCGCGACCCACCCGCCGTCATTGATCGCACTGGGCGCCGGATGCTTGGCGTACCGGAACCAGCAGCCCGCCTCGGCAGGCGTATCCGTGTTGAGATTGTTCTGACACATGCCGATCAAGTACCGCCGGTCTGACGTGGCCGCTGCCGCATCGGTGCGCATCACGAAGGACACGTCAAAGTCCCAGATGAGGTCTTGTGCGACAACGGTTGAGGTCGGCGCTCCGCTGAAAAACCCCGTGCCATTGAGCGCCACCGTGGGGCTGTCACTATAGGGACCATCAGCAAACGGCGGCGAGGCCCGCACCGTGTTAATGCCTTGGGTCGCGGCGACAAGGAGGCCCACCGAGGCGACCCCTATGCCGGCGCAGTACAGTTCCCACGTCGTCGACTCGGCATTGATCGGGGGGGGCGTGACTTCTTCGACGACCGTCGTTTCAGTGACCACCGTCGTGGGCGCGGCCTCCGCGACGGCTTGAAACAGGCGCTCGAAGTTCAGTTGGATCTTCTCGGCCGCCGCGGGACTCCACTCCCGAGGGACGTAGTAGGGCATCAAGATCCGGCTCATCGGCGCCCCACTTCAAAGACCGGCGTAATCTCGTACCCAAACAGCAGGAACCGCTTGCCGGCCGTGTTCTGCCGGAAGACCAGGCTACAGAGCGGCCCAACCCCCAACCGCCGCCCAATCTGCCGGCCGAGCGTCAAATCGTACGTCAGCGCCGCCCCGGCCGACCCGTTCAGCCGCCCGACGGTCGGCGTGACCGTCAAGGTCGTGCCGGCCGATTCCACGCGGGACAACACCGACAATCGGCCCCAGAAATGCACCACATCGGGCGCGCCTTCCGAGTGCCATTTGACTTGCAGCGTGCCGTCAATCGCACTCGTCACGGCCGCGCCCGACACGTCACTGGGCGTCGTCTGATTCTGCAGGTAGATGTACCCATCCGACGCGCCAATCGCCGGCAGATTGATCCCCTCGTCCGTTTTCAGGACCCCCCGGGCCGTCGGGGTGAACGCGGCCGTCTTGTGCGGGCCGAGCCATTCACCTTGCCCGCCGTTGGCGTCGATGTGAAACGCGATCCAGCGGTTCTCGGTCGAGTCGCCCACGTTGGCGAGGTTAAGTTCGTAGGCGTTTGTGACCGGGTTCCACCCGCCGAACGCGAACTCGAAGCGGTTCCGGTTGAAGTAGGTGTCCGTCGTGAACCACGGGTCCACACTCGCGCGCGAGAGACAGACGATCCCGTCGTCGTCCCAGCGGTAGATCCCGTCGTGGCCCAACCAGTACGCTTTGTTTCGGATGACCACGACCGATTCAGGCGCGATGCACCCGACATTCTCGGCCAGGATCAACATTTCGAAGTTGTCCGGGTTGTCCCCGATAATTTTCATCACCCGCGCGCGTTTCAACACGCCCAGGTCGTCCCGACGGCGCACAAAGGCGACGATCCCGAACTCGTCCTCGCCCTTCGGATTCGCGGGGATCGAATTGAACGGGTCCCACTCGTAGAAGACGCCAATTTCGGTAAACCGGGCATCGTCCCGCTCGCCCAACGTGTCCGACACGCCCCACAACCGGCCTTTCCATTCAGTCAGCAGCCGCATGGCGGTCCCGGGGACCGTGCCGGGCGGATTGCCGATGGCGGTCGAGGCCGGCAGGAGCGACAAGGCGGCGTCTGAGGTCGCATCCGTGACGGTCGTCGAGACGTTGTCATCGACCTCGAGGAATTTGAAATAGACCGTGCCCGACGCCGCAGTGCGGAACAGCACGCGGCAGTTCACCGCCGCATCGAGGGAAATCGGGATCGCGCTGTAGACGATGTTTTGATTTGTCACGTCCACTTCGGCCGACGCCTGCGACAGCGGCGACAGATTGACAATAACGCCGGCGGCGTTCTTCGTCGCGTACGCGACCTTGGCCTGGTAGGTGCCCGTCAAGCCCGTGCCGCTGCCGGCCGCCAACGTCGGCGCACTGACCGGCTGGCCAATCCCGAGCGCCGACACCGAAAAGTCGGTCGGGTCGATCAGGAGATTGATCGAGGACGCCTTGGCAAAGATGATGACGCTCCCCAGGACGGCAAAGATGCCGTTGATGGTCGCGTCGATCGTGACGCCCGACGGCAGCGTCAGGGTCGTGACGGTGCCATCGGGGTCCACCCGTTGCAGCGACGATCCCGCTTGGGCCAGATAAAACATGGGGTTAGTCGTCCACGTAGGTACCCAGCGCGCCTCGCAGGCTCACCGTGTCGAGCACTTTTGTCCATGTCCCGCCGGTGGTCCGCTTGAGGATGAACCCAGTCTGCGCGGCCGACGTCAGGGCCGTGAACGGCCAGTACAACGCACTCTCAAAGATGAACGGCGCCCCAGGGACGGCGCTCAGATTCGCAAAATCGACCCCGACGTCCTTGTCGGTCGTCCATGTGGTCCCGTCAAAGACCTTCACCAGCACGCGAACGGTGTCTTTGAAGTACGCCGCGAACAAGAGACTGTTGAAGACGATCAGGCTGCAACAATACGACGTGTTGGTATCGGGGCCGGTGAACGACGTCGACCAGACCCCCGCCGCGGTGCGCTTTTCCACCCGCGCGGCAAACGCCACGTCGTTGGCCGTCGAGGCCGCGTACAGATTCCCGTTGTACTCACACAGGCTCGTAAAGTAGCCCGAACTCGCCACCGCCGTTTTGTCGAGCGTCCAGTCCACATCGACCCCCGGCAGGATGCGGTAGATGTTCCCCAGCGTGCCGGCCGCCGTGACCCCGTAGCCGCCCGCCCAGAGTTGGCCCAGATAGGACGTCAGGCAGAACGGGAAACCGCTCCGGAGTTCTGCCGTGCCGTTGCCCCACGGATGCTTCCCGATCTGCGTGAGCGCCCCGCTGTTCGGGTTGTACGCGAGCACGCGGCCCTTGTGATCGGGCGCCACGCCGCCGAAGTCGAACACCGCCACGTAAATGACCCCATTGTTCACCCAGAGGTCGGTAATCCACCGGCACGGCCCAACCGCACTCGGCCCAGCCGGCACTCGGAATTGTTCGAACGACGCCGCCCCGTTGAACATATCGAGCACCGCGGCGGTGTTGCCCACGTACGGCGACACGGTATCGGTGATGACGTAGTTGTCGCCGGGGAAATACAGGTTGCCGCCAAACGACACAATGCGCTGCGTGGGGGGGAGCATCGCCCGCGTGACCGTCGCCGGGTACTTGTCCATCGACGCCATCCGGGCAATGACGGCCGCCAACAGATCCGTGTACGCCGCCCCGTCGACGGAGGTCTTCCACGTTTCCGTCTCGCCCGTGTCACACGGCACCATCAAGGTCGTGTCGCCCGGCAGCGCCAGTGGGATATTCGCCAGCGCGCGCACCGCACCGGCCAATGCGTTCGTGTTCAGCTTGGCGAGGCCGCCCCGGCTCCCGATGCCGCCAATGCCGAAGTCGCGGATGAATTCGACGTTCTGCGCGGCCAGTAACCCGCCGTCCGGCGTGTGGAGCGGCGAGGCCACGAGATTGACCCCCTTGTCGCCGATGAGGTAATCGGGGCGGTCCTTCGCCATCGGCTAGTACCCCGGATTCGCCAGTGAGGCATCCGGTTCCCACATCCCTTGCACCATGTCGGGTTCTTGGTCCGAGCGGGGCGTCAGGACCGTCATCAGATTGCGTTTTTCGGTGGCGTAAATCGACAGGTGTTCCGGGTCCGGCGCCCGGTCTTCCCGTTCCTTCGCCCGAGCGAACGCGATGATGTAGGCAATGACCGCCTTGTCAGATTCGCCCGGGATCGGATTGTTGCCCCCCACGGCCAGGTCGGCCAGGACCGGCACGTACTGGACTTCGAGCAGCACGGCTGCCGAGAGCTTCGGGGCGATCCGAATCGCCGGGGCCGCCACCGGCGCGCCCGCATTCACGACCGCGTAGTAGATGACCGTGTCGCGCGGCGTGACCGACCGAAACGCGCTGGCCTGCACGAAGTCCGGATGCGTGAGCGTGCGCGGTTTGAAGATGAGGCCCGGATTCGCACTCGAGGACCCGAGTGTGCGCGGCTGAATCATCAGCACCCGGAACAGGTCGGCCGGGACCCCACTGATCGTCGCGGTGTCGGCCGCGATCGACATGGTCGTGATGTCGATCGTGGCGAAGTGGTCATGGAACAGGTCGATGACCCCTTTCCAGAGGTCCTTGATCGCCTTGTTGCCGTGGCCCAACAGTTCCGCATCCGTCCAGAAACTAGCCGTCGTTTCGAGGAGCGTGAGCCGGGCCTGGTCGATCAGGACTTGGAGGGTCGTCGCCATCGGACGGCCCTACAGCGTTTGACCCGTGACACCCACGGCTTTGGCCACCAGCGTGGCGGTCGGCTTCATGTACGCCTGCACGTACACGATGAGCGCCATCCCGGCGGCCGAGTTGCGGAAGTTCAGATGTTTGTCTTCCGTGACCTGGACCCCGACTTGGCCAAAGTCGTACGTGGTGGCGCCTTCGGTGGTGGGTGTTTGCAGTTCGGCGTATTTGACCGGGGTCGAGTCCGTCGATTCGACCGTGATTTCCGAGGCGTTCTCCACCGTGATCGAAAACGTGACCTTCTGAATGAAGATCGAGAATCCCGCGAGGCAGGTAATCAGTCGGAGGAGACTCGAGGAGTGGTCATCGGACGTGGCGATCACTTTCGTGACCGACATGTCCCGGTAGAGGAGCCGTTCGGCGGTGTCTTGTTGGAGGTTCGGCATGGGAGGATCCTCTCACAGGCCCCGGTGGGAGCGGCACCGCCCCGGTCCCAGCCAGTGCCGTGCCGCGCCCGATCCGGGACGTGTTAGTTCGCCGGCAGACCCGTTTCGATGGTGTCGGTCAGGTAGTTGCTCCACACATCGCCCGCCTTGCCCGTCACCCCACCCGCCGGGTCGAAGTCGGCCGCCGCGATATTGAACGAGTTGCGGAGGATCTGATTGAACCCGGTGCCGCTGCTCAGATCGATCAGCGCCGTCGTGATCTGGCTGATGAAGTTGTCGTTGATCTCGTTCGAGTTGCCGCCCCACACGCCGATCCAGTTCGCGCACTTGCTGAATCGGTTGCGGAGGATCTTCCACCGATACGTCACGCCGATCCCGGCGCCGGTCGTGTGTTTGATGCAGTAACCCGTGAGGTCGTCGAAGTCGTTGTCGTGGATGCTCACGTTGTAGCAGCCGCCGCTCTGTTCGATGCCGTCCTGGCCCGACGCGAATCGGCAGCCGGCAATCTCGGCGTGGCTGGCGTCTCGTTCGGCATCACCCGCCCCGCCGTCGCGGAACAGCAAGATGCTGGCCGCATCTGTGGGCCCGGCGAACAGGATATTGAAGAACCGCCAGCCCTGTTGCAGGACTTTGACCAGCGGGGTCAAGGCCGTGGGGGAGGCCGGGGTCGTCCAGGTGTTCGTCGCGTCCTGTCCGCCATCGGGCGTACTGTCCGCGTGGCGCGGCCGAGTGCCGTCGCCGTAGACGGTCACATCGAACACTTGGACCGGGGTCGTGACCTGTTCCCGGAGCTTGCCGCGGAACCGGATTGTGTCGCCACTCACAATGACCGTCATCGCGTAGGCCATCGTGAGGAACGGGGCGTCGTAACTGAGGCCGTTGTTGTCGTCGTCGCCCGTGTTGACGTCCACGAAATAGACGGTGCCCACATTGACGGGACCGAGATTGATCAGGCCCCCGTCCGGTGTTTTGGCCCACATGCTCCCGCCCACGAGGCCGATCCCGGCGGCGCCGACGAATTCGGGGATTTCTGCGGTAGTGTCAAACTGCTGAATGCCTTGAACGGCCATGAGGAATGCTCCTTCGTGCTACATCGGTTGAGTCGCGCGCGTGGCGTAAGCACGAAGGCGCCACGGTCCAGAAGGGGTGAGGACCGGGGGGCCGCTGGAACGGCTGATCCCCGGTCCTAGTCTGACGCTTACGGCGCGCCGAGCAGCACGACGCCCGAGGCGCCGTTGGTCGAGGACCCGGTCCCGCCGTCCGCGGTCGTGGTGCCCTGCATGGTGAACCCGTTGGCCATCGGGAAGCCGGTCGGATAGAACGCGGCCATCGATCGGTTGATGCCTTCGATCTTCTGCCGGTACTCCGAGGCCGCGTCACTCGCGGTCGTCGCGTTGTCCGTCCCCTTCGTGTACGTGGCCGTGGCCGTGGGACATTTCTGGACGATCGCGTAGATTTTGCAGGCGGCGTCGGCGATCACGACTTCACTCGAACTGAGCGGGCCGAATTCGACGACTTGCAGATCCGGCGTCCCGCCCTGCTGCGCGAGCCAGGAGAAGAACGCGACGGCCAGTTGGGAGTTCGGAGCGGTCAGGGTGGGCGCGTTGAAAAATCGCCGCTTGGCGCGGACGATGTCTTGCGTGCTGATGGCCATGGTCAATCCTCCAAAGCGTCAGGGAGGGGTGAACCCCGGGGCCGGCGCTCCGGCGGGCGGGGGGCTCCCAGACGGGGAAGTGTCCGCTGCGGGCCGTGCCCACTGCGGCGGACGAACAAGTGAGACTCTAGCACCAGTCCGATACAAAAGTGAAATACGGGCGGCCTGGTGAATCGGTAGGCCGTCGTCTCGAACCTCTTGGCGCAGGGCGGCGGCGTTCTGGGCGTCCCGCTGGTCGAGCCGGTCGGCCACGCGGTCGGCCGCGGTCCCGTCCTGCCCGCCCCCGATGGCCCACTGGTCCCGGCCTTGGAGTTGGCGGACGATGTTCTCGGGTGGCGCCTGCAGCGCCATCGGCGGAATCGTCGTGACGGCGACGAGCCGCTGCTCGAGCGCGACCTTCGTATCGGGGTGAATGCCGGGAATGTGCAGAAACGTCTTGGCCGACATCCCGCCGGAGTACCGGGCCACGCGCATCAGCCGGTAGCAGGGCTGCGTCTGGGACGGGAAGATCCGGAGGTCCGGATCGTAGTCGGCAATCGGTTGGAGCCACGCCGCACTCGGGACGGCCAGGCTGAACCGATTGGGCACCGACGCGAGGTAGATGCTGGGCATACGGGTCAGTTCCGACCGTTGTTCCGATGCGCGGCGCTATTGATCGCCGCCTGTGCGCGTCGTCGGATGTGCTTGTTGGACTTCGGATACTTCCGACGCACGGTACCGAGTCGCCGAACGACCTCACCAACACGTCTCGGCAACATCGACCGGCCCGACAAGGGCATCGGGTTGGGATTCATCGCCGTCAGTCGAGGGCGGACGAGACGAGAACGTCGTGCGGGAGCGGGGACATCTCGCTCTGGACGCGCCGCTTGGGCGGCTGAATCCCGGTCGCCTGCACCACCGCCGTGGCGGCCGTCTGGTCGAACTCGGGATGCTGCCGATCGAACTTCTCAATCCCGAGCCCTTTGTGTTCCTCGCCGGGCGCAATCATCGTACACCGCTCCGGCGGGTCGTACCCTTCCACCGCGATCAGGTAGTCCCCGTCGAGCCCCGACGGGTCAAACGTCCCCATCCGGGGATGCTGTTGCTTGGCAAACCGGATCCAGTCGGTCGTGCCCAGGTTCTTGCCGGGTTTCAGATTGATCGACCGGCCGTTCATCGTGACACTCAGAATGCCCGACGTCCGGTTGATCAGGGTGCAGGCTTCGCCAGTGGCCATAACTTCTCCTCCGAAAAGAAACGGGGCGGCCGGGAGTCCCGACCGCCCCGTCAGTGTAACACTGTCAAGGCGGACCTAGCCGCCGATCGGGCGAACCACCACGATCGACGCGCCGGTGATCCCGTCCGCACGCCAGCAGACCGAGGGCGTCTTCATGTGGTACTGGTACCGCTGCCGATACCAGGCCTCGGCCGCGTCTCGGGCGGTCGCGCCGAACCCGGCCCGGACCAGAATCCGGCCGTCCAGGTCGTTGACCCACTTGCCCTTTTCCGAGACGTACCGGATCAGCTTCATGCGGGACGTGTCGAGCCCCATCAGGATCCCGTACGGGAAGTCCCGCACGACCCGGATCGGCACTTCGCCCATCGTGATGTCGCCCTTGGACGGCGACTTGAACGCCACGGTCCCCGCGTCCGGCTTCTGTAGGTTCTCGCCCGAGTACCGGCGGTCGGCCTGGGTGAGTTTGATGTAGAGCCGGCGGATCGAGTGGTGCGCGAGCATCAGGTCGGTTTCGCCGCCCATCCGTTGATCGGTCACGTCGGCGATCATCTGCAACGTGTCGATCGACAAGGCGCCGGTGCTCGCGTTGACGTAGCTGTTCTCGTAGTCGTAGAGCGTCCGGTCGACCCCGAAGTAGTCGGTCCGGTACGTGCCGTCATCGACCAGCGCGAGCAGGCCCCAGTAGGCGCCTTCGTACTCGGTGTCGAGCGGGTCGGTCACGGTGCTGTTCGCGGCCTTGACCAGGTAGTCGTTGTCGGCCCACGACGCATCGGGCGCCGAGTCGAACGTGATCCCGGTGCCGTCGGTGGCCAGCGACACGACCTTTCGGATGCCGGTGCGGAGGGCGCCGGTGGCCGGGTTGATCGCGCCGACGTAGATGCCCTTCTCGACGTAGCGGGAGCCAAACGTCGCGCCGGTGATGCCGCCGGGGCTATCGACCCCGCACAACGTCGCGCCGGACGGCGTGGCGTCGTTGATCCGGCAGAGCACGCCGCGGCCGTCGAGGTTGAGCGCAATCTCGGCGCGGCGGGCGATGCGGGTGATCAGGCCGTCAAACTGCGTGGTCATCACGTCTTCCCACGCGCCTTTCTTGTTGGCCGTGTCGAGCATCGCTTCCGGGGTCATCAGGACGCGGCCCATCATCTTTTTGACGGTGCCGCTGACCTGCAAGTGCTGCGTCACGCCGGCCTCCGCAAACAGGCCGTACTCGGTCGTGAACATCGGCGACTTGTTGGGTTCGACCTCCACCGGGTACATGAAGCGCCGGCCGCCGAAGTCCTTGTCGGTGTCCTTGTCTTCGATGATGTCGGACAGGGGGTTCAGTTTGTTGACGCCGTCGCCGACGTAATCCTCATAGTCGTCCTTGAGCATCCCGTCGATGGCGGCCGACGTGGCCCCGACGTTCCCCAGCACAAGAAAGCCTGCCATGGCCGGGTTGTCCGTGAGGAGGTACGCGAGGACCGCGAGGGTGATGATCTGGATCAGCACCGCGTAGGGATGCTGGAGTGTGCGAGCGAGTCGATCGGACATGGGAAAATCTCCTGCGTCGTGTCGGGCTACTGACCGGACGCGATCCGGGCCAAGAAGTCCTGGCGCGCGGCTTCGTGTAGGGCCTTGCCCTTGGGTTTGTCGGCGGCCGGCGTGGGCGGGATGCCTCCGCTGGGCCCGGTCGAGGGGAGCCGTCGGACGCGCTCTGCCGCAGAGGCGCCCTGGACCCCAGCTGACCGTCGCACGGGTTCGACGTAAAACCCGCGCAAGTCCGCAATCAATTCGTCGATGAGGGTTGGATCCCCCTGCTCGTAGCGGTCGTTGCGCTCGCCGGTGCGGTCGGACGCAATGAACCGCTGCAATTCGGCCGCCATCCGGGACCGTGCCTGTGGCCCCATCGCCTTGGCGTCCTGGCCGAGTTCTTTGGCCAGCGCGTCCACGGCGTTTTGCGTCATCGTCGACGCATGACGGCCCCAGTACGCCTGTTCGGCCTGGGCCGCACCGCGGACCCCGCCCTGTAATTCGCCGCTCACGACGGACTGCAGTTCGGGAAAGACTTGCAGGATGGCATTCCGGATTTCCGTCCGGCGGGGATCGGCCGGTTCTTCGACCCCCATGAGCGCCCGGACCTTCTGATTGAGGCGATCGTACTCGCGCGACAGACGTTCGCGCTCTTGTCGTTCCTCATCGAGCCGGTACGGGGGGATCCACTTCGAGCGGTCTTCGGCAAACTTGAACTCTGGAGTCGCGGCCGGGGCAGCGCCGCCCGCACCGGGGCCTGCGCCCGATCCGGGGACGCCCGACGCGGGACCGGCCGGAGCCGAGCCAGGCGCGAGCGCCGCAGGAGGAGCGGCAGGAGGTGAAGCGGATCCGCCGGCAGGACCGCCAGCGCCGGTCCCATCGGGGACCTGAAACAGCTTACAGAATCGTGTGCGGGGTGTTCGGTGCATGGTCGTGACCTTCCCTTGGTATCGCGGTCAGGTTCCGCGTGTGGGTTGTGACTGACGGGAAGTGTCACCGAAATGACAGGTGGTGTCAAGAACTTGACACCAGAACAGCCCGACGACCGCCCATCATTCACGGCCGGGTGGGGGCCGCTGGGGGCTCGTGGCGCGTCGGATCGCCATCGCAGGCTTGGCGTCTGGCCTCGCTGCGTCGAGGGTGAGAGTGGCCGCGCCATGACGGGCGCGGGCCGCGGGAACGCCTCCGCTGCAGATCCGGGTCAGGCCGGCGGCGCCATATTGCCGCCCCCTGGGGCCAGTCCGGGCAGCGTATCGACCGCGCCAGACTCCTGATCGGAATTCATCGCCGCACGGTCGGCCCCAACGACCGGGGCCGCGCCGGGCTCACCCGGAGCCGCCCCCGGCCCCAGCGGGCCGCCGGGCGCGTTGGGGTTGGTCGGCATCGGCGCGCCTTGGACCGGCAGCGGCAGCCCGAACGGGTTCGCCTGCGCGACCAGATGTTCGACCCGGTGAAGCGTGAGTTCCTGCTGCGCGATCGGGTCCCGCGTGACCAGATCGCGGATCACGTCCGTATTCGCCCAGAGGTCAAGCTGTTGGACGTGGATCGTGTGACTCTGCCACGCCTGCACGACCAGCGGACTCGGCCCTGGCCGCCGCTGTTGGACCCACGTCACGTACAGGTCTTGTTCGACTTGGGCGGCCTTGGTGTGGACGTTCAATCCCGGCGCGAGTGACGTTCCGCCCAGGAGTTCGAGCGCGGCATAGGCCGTGTCGGGGTCTTCCGGATTGATGAACCCCATCCCCTTGGCTTCCTGCAGCATCGCCCGTTTGCCGAGCGCCGTTTTCGGCGTCGTGGAGCCGTCTTCGATGATGACTTGGACCGCGCCTTGCAAATCAGCGTTTTGGAACAGCTTGAACGTCCAGGTGTTATTGGGTCCCGCGATGGACCGCAGACGGGTGTCCGGGCCGTAGCTGCGTTCGAGTTCGACCGCCACGTCGAGCCAATCCCGGTACGCCCGGCCGCGCGCCTTGAACAGACTGGTAAACCGCGACTGGCTCCGTTCGACCAGCAGGTTCAGCGCCGAGAACGCTTCGATCCCGCCCGGCGCCGATCCTTTCAACACGTCCTGCGTGCCGGCCAGCCGCTCCGCATCAGCGAAGTGCTGTTCGCGCAGCGTGAAGAAGGCTTGGCCGGGCGTCATGCCGTCGATCCGTTCCGGCTTGGCCTGCGTGCCCGCGACGATCTGGTAGCGGACGATCTGACCAGGCTCGCCCGTGAACCGTTGGACCTCGGCCCCCTTGGGCTCGAGCCAGACCGGGTTGGCCATCCGCTGCATGATCAGCATGACCATCGAATCGTTCTGATTGATGGCATCCTGCTTCGAGAGGATCGAATCGAGGCAGCTTTTCGGATAAATCCGGCCGCCGACTTCCTCGTACGGGTAGTAGACCCACGGCCAGAGTTTTTTGCCCTGTTTGGATTCGTACGGGAGCGGGCCGGGAAACACGCCGCGTTCCTCGTCGCGTACGATGAGCGCCGATCCGGCGGTACTGCCCAACAGCCGCGCCCAGAGCCCCTGCGGGTATTCGGGACCCGGCTTGATCCAGAGTTCCGCTTCGATCGTGCCTTTGGTGCGCGTTTGGGCCGCCGCGCCGCCCATGAACGGCGCGGTCGTCAGATCGTTCATCAACGCGAGCGATCGGTACATTTCGAGTGACGATTCCAACGTGCTGGTCGAGAATTTGATGTCCGCGAAGTACGGACGCCCTTCGTAGTACGAGTCCGGCCGCCACCGTAGCAAGATCAGGCGATCGACGTCTTCCCAGCGTTGGAAGTACGTCGGGAACAGGAGTTCGAGCGGGGACACGACCTGCGTCCGGCCCGATCCGAGCGCGTCGAGCTGGCCGACGGGTTCGCCCTGCGGATCGGTCGCGTCGACGAAGGTTTCGGTCGGGGCGCCGCAGTGCGGACAGCCGGCGAAGTCGTCTTCCTCGAGATCGAGCGGGTGGAGTTGCAGGCCGCACTCGCCGCACTGTTTGGCCTGGACAAACGTCTGGTGGGTCGGATCGTCACGGTCCCAGATCGGGTGCAGCCAGCAGCAGCCGAGCGCCGGCGCCCAGAAGTCGGCCTCGAACCACCGATTCGGCATCCGGTGTTCTTCGTTGAGGGCCGGTTCGAGGTCGTCGAACAGTTGGGCGGTGATGACGTTCTTCGGGTCAGACCCAATCGGCCGAATCCGGGCCGACGGGTCAATGCCGGACAACATCGCCCGAATGGACGACACCGTTTCGGCACAGATGTTCGTCACGGGACGGGGAATCCACCGGGCCATCCGCTTGTCCTGCCACCCGTTCCGGCCCGAGTCGTAAATCCACTGGCGGCCGTTGATGTAGAGCAATTTCTTCCACATGCTCTTTTCGACCTGGTCGCGCCCTTCCACCGACGCGATGCGGGTATCACTGTAGAGCTTGCGGACGCGGGTATCGCCTTTCGGGTCGCCGGCCTCGAGCAGCGCGTAGAGCTCGTCGCCGGACGGCTGACCGTCGGGGCGGCCCGGGACCGGGCGGGGCGGTTTCGGCCGGCTCTGGGCCATCAGGCCCCGGCTGGCCAGAATGCCGGCCAGATCGGGCGCGCCGGGGAACGGGGACGACGGATCGGTCGGCAGCATGGGCGGTTACTCCTGCACGGCTCCGGACAGGGCGGCGGCGCTGGGAAACGCCGGAATATCGTGCAGGAGGCCGCGGTCGGCCAAGTCCTTGGCCCGCGCGTCCCCGACATCTTCGAACAAGTCGGCCCCGGCGCCGATCCCTTCGGCCGAGAGCGGGTTGCCTTTGCCGATCTGCGGGACAATCGTCGGGAGGCCCGTGATCTTACTGCGGAGTTGCCCGAGTTCGAGGTTGACCGTGTTGAGCGACATCGTCAGATGGTCGACCGCCGTCGCGCGGGACTGCGCGTTCGCTTTGGCGTCGGCCAAGGCTATCAGCGCGTCGATCTGCGCGGACTTGGCGGTATCCGCCTCGAGACGGGCCAGACCGAGGTCATCGAGCAGACGGTCGTAGTCGGACTCGCGCAGCAATCGGTAGCCGAACACGTCAGTTCACCGGCGGCATCAACGGCTTGGCTGAACCTGCCCCTGCGGCGACGGTCTTGGCGGCCGATGATTTCTCGTACCTTGTCATCAGCGAGGCGAGGTCGATGATGAGCGTGCGGTCGTCGTCGGACATATCGAGAAAGTTGAACGTGCCGGCGAGGGTGAGCGACCCGCCGCTGCGGAGCGGGATGGTCCGGGAACTGCCGGCGGTCGAGCGGTTCCGTGTGCGTTTGGTCGGGATCGGGTCAGACGGGGTAAAGGGCATGTGAACTCCTCCGGGGAATGGGCGTGTGTCGGGTCTAACGATAGAACTCGGCGTAGGCACTGTCAACGATGGGCTGCAGATCGCCGTGCCAAGATTCGGTGAAGTCATCGGTCACGCGGACCATCCCTTCCTCGGTCGGATCGGGATCGCGCGACTGATTCCGCTCGATTTCGAGTCGGGCCTGCAGCGTCAGGAGCGCCAGGTTCCGTTTCGACGGATCATCGAGCGCCGGGCCGTCGCGGGGCAGTTCCGGCCACAGCATGACGCAATACCGGAGCGCATCCGGCAAGTCATCGTCTTTCTTGAACGGCGCCGGTTTGCCGAGCCCCTTTTTCGTCTCGGCGATCTCGGCCCAGCGGTAATGCCGGAGCCGTTTGATCAGCAACGGGCAGGTGGACCGGGCAATCCGGAGTTGGCCGAGCGCCATCCACGAGTACACCCGCTGGATCCCGCCGTCGACGTCATATTCAGCGCCCTGCGCGTAGATCCCGTGCGCGGCCATCTCGATCGCGGCCTGCGCCTGCGTTTTGTCAATCGCCCACCGGGGCGTCATCGGCGCGACGAGCACTTTCAGGGCCGCCGCGTGTTCGACATACACCCGGTTGCGTTCTTCGTACTCTTTGACGACCACCAGCCCGTTCGGCGTGACCACGATCAGTACCGCGGCGAACGGGTGGTCGGTGCCGGGGTCCATCGCGGCAATGGACGGCCGGGTCGGGTCGATCCGGGGCCATTCGGGGAGCCACTGGCGGATCCGGTCGTCGTCGGCCTCGCATTTGTCGATGAGGGTGCCGTAAATCGTCCCCGTGGGGTACTCGAGGCTCGCTTCGTACTCCCGGCGGAACAGTTCGGGCGGCATCGAAAGCCGGGCCGACTCGACTTCGGCCGGATCGATGATCGGATTGTCGACCGTCTTGTATTCGGTCGCCCAGTAGCCGGGCCGACCGTCGATCGCGGGCTGAAAGAACTCGGTGTGACACCAGTCCTCGCCCCAGTCGGGCGACGACGTCACCCACGCGATGCCTTTACGTTCCGTCAGGGCCGGCCGGAGCAACAGCCAGGCGAGTTTCTGGATTTTCCGGCCTTCGTCGATCCAGGCCCAGTCCAGACCGGGCCCGGCGCCGCGGTTGGGGTCGTCCAGCGACCGAAACGCGACTTGCGCCCGGTTCGGCAGGACCAGGGTGAGCCGATCTTCCGACCATTCGGTCAGGGGATGGTCAAACCACTCCTGGGGCAGTTGGGAGAAGAACGCCGGGATGACATAATCCTCGAGCTCGGGGAAACTCGGCGCGCAACACCAGCCCATCGAGTACGGGACGGTGGATTCTTCAATGGCCGACAGCGCGCCGATTCTCGACTTGCCACCCCGGCGCCCAGCCCGCAAGTAGAACCGCCGGAACGGCCGGATGCCGGTCTTCTGGCAGCCGGGACAGACCAGCGACTCGAGCATCGACCATTGGAGGCGGGTCCCGTCGGGGGCCACGCAGAGGCCGGGACAGACCCGTAGCCGTCGGGCGTTGAGAAATGAGATTTGGTAGGGGTTGTACTTGAGTTCAACGAGCGGCTGCGGACTGGTCAGGCGGGTGCGGGCCACGGGTCAGTACCGCTGATCGCCGAGTTTGGCGGCGTCGGCCGACCGGGACGGCCCGACGGTGCGGACCCGTGGGGCGGCACGGGGCGGGAGTGCCGTGTCGCCCGTCAGGGTGTCGCGTTCGTCGTATTGAGCCTGCGTGACCCGGCCTTCGTCGAGCAATTGCTGCCACTTCTCGCGCTGGGCCTCGCTGACAAATGGGCGACTCATTCGCGGTCAGTCCGGCAGGGGATACATGCCGCCAGCGATCACGCACTCGGCCAAGAAAATCAGGTCCCCAGAGACGACGATGTAGTTGCCGGTCAACACGGCCCACCCGACGGAGGCGAGGGCGCCGCCCACCGCCCCGGCGCCGCAGCCGGACGCCGCCAGCCACGCCATGTCCACGAAGAAGATACACAGAGCGTACAGCGCCGCCGCTGGGGCCGCGGCCATAGGCGCCGTGCCGGTGGCTCCGGCCGCCTCCCAGACGATCGTCCCCCCCGCCCAGACGAACCGGCCGCCTTCGGCGTAGACAATCACCGATCCATCGTCATACGACATGGGGGCCTCCCTGCTTGGCCTTGTGTTCCGCCTGCGCCTTGTCGCGCCGCGCGCGATGCTTCTTCAGCCCCTCTGGCCCTTGCAACACTGTGATGATGGCTTCAGCCACCGCCTCAACGATCTGCTGATCCTCTTTCGTGCCTCGCTCGTTCGGTTTACATTGTCTCATGTCAGTTTGCCTCCAAATAGACCACCGTTGACGCCGTCGATCGCCTGAATGCCACCAGCCGCCGTTGGCCCGGTCGGATCGGGCGATGCGGTCCCGTTCGATTAGCCAGAGCACGCCCCAGATGAGCCCCGCCCACGCCGCCATGATCACCAAGGCCCTCATGTCAGGTCCGGCACACCCACGACGGCCCCGCCCGCCATCGTCGGGACGAGGCGGGGCGCGGGCAGGGCGGCCCGCTCCGGGACGAGTTCGGCATCGATCGTGACCGGCGCCCCGACAATCGACCCGGCCCGTGGGACCGGCAGGTCCCGGCCGACCAGGTGGTCCGGCATCGTGATCGACACCCGCATCTCGAGGACCGTTTTCGTCACTTGGGACTCAATCGACTTGTGCGTCCGGAAGATGCCCCGGCCATCGAGCGCGCGCAGCGAGTATTCCTTATCGCCGTTCAGAATCCCGACAATGGCGTTGTCGACCGCCAGCGGAATGGCGATTTTGTCGATGCGGTCCAGTTGGTCGATGATGCCCGCGTTCTCGCGGACTTGGCGCAAGGCGAGACTGACCTGTTGAAACGAGCAGCCGAGAATCTCGGCGGTGTCCTGCGGCTTGAAGCCCTGCATCCGCAACACTTCGACTTCGGTGAGAAACTTCGCCCGGCGGATCCGGCCGGTCGGGTTCCGGATGCGCCGTTTGGCTCTCTGCAGGCTGTCAAGCGTGGACTCTTTGGAGGCGGCGCGAGCGGCCGCCAGTGGGTCGGCCGGGGCGAACGGGTTAACCGGAACGGCCGGGTCGCCCAGCAGGGCCGTGGTGAGCGGCACGGCCGGGGTCGCTTTCGGTTTCCCGCCAATACGGGGCATCGGCCTCCACAGAACAGACAGGGGCAGGGCGGCACTCGCTGGGAGGCCCATCCCGGCCCATCGGAGCCCGACAGGGCCGGAATTCCACGCCCCCCGGAGGAAGGGCGGGAGTTCCCGCGGGGCGCCAGCCCCACCGAACCGCAGTCTACCGCACTTTTCGGCCGGCGAGCCGGATCCGGCTACGCGACCCCCTTCGGGAAGATGTCCACGACGATGGAATAGACGACGATCTTGTTATTGGAAATCTGAGTCTGCGTGAAGATGATGTCCTGCGAACTCCCCCACGCGAACGACGCGACATTGACCGCGCTGGTCGTCGTGTCAATCAACGACGCGCTGTAGGCGATGATGTTGGCGTGCGTTGCATCGATGTATTCGAGCCACGCCTCATTCACGAGTTCGGCCGCCGCCGTGCTGGAGGTCGAAAGACTGACCGTGACGGCGTTGACCTTCAGCGTGCCGACGATGGCCGTGCCGGTGTCCGGCCGCCAGAACACCCGAATCCGGAGCCGGTCCCCAACTTGCGTCAACGTGTTCGCGGCCATGGCAATGGTCTTGACCGTCTGAGCGGTGTTGTCCACGCCGGCTGTCCCCGTGCCGCTGACGTAGTTCGTCGAGAGCGGGAAGACCAGCCCGGCGAGTTTCTTGGTACTCCATGTCGGCGCGCCGGCGCCGGCCGAGGTCAGTAACTCACCGCTATTGCCGACCGCCGTGAGGGCCAACGCAGCGGCCGTGGAGTAGGCAACCGCGCCGTGGGCCGCCGTCAGATTGGCGGCCGTGCCGCCCGAGGCGAGCGCCAGCGGGGTCGTCAGCGTTAGACTCCCGGCACTAATCGCTCCGGAGAAATAGTGATTCGTGATCGACGTGTTGCCCCACGTCGCCGTATTGTCCCCGGCGCCTTCAGCCGCGTGGCCGATCACAATCTCATTCGTCCGCCCCGCCGTCGCGGCCTTGGTCGCAATCCCGACATAGACGCCGTTCAGCGTCGTGCCGGTATTCTGGCCGCCGCCAACGACGTTCCGGGCCGCTTCATTGCCAATCGCCACGGTGTCATAGACGGCCGTCGCGTAGCGGAGGGCGCTCGCGCCAACCAGAGCGTTCCCTGACAATCCCGTCGCGGATGTCGCGCCTTTGTCGCCAACGACGACGTTGTTGTTGACGTTCACCGTCGCGGCATAGGCGGCCTCACTGCCGATCACGACATCGGCGCTGCCGCTCGTCATGGAAAAGAGCGCGGTGAAGCCTTGCGCGAAGACTCCTGTAACGCCAGTCACCGCCGATGCGAGCGCACTCCAACCCTGCGCGAGATTGTTCGTCGCGGTTCCACTCGCGCTGATGTTCGCGCCCGCGAGATACCCCCACAACAGATTCCCATAGTTGTTCGCGCCCGGATTCGGATCGCTCCCCATGATCCGCCACATCTCGGCCCCGGCCGCGTTCTTCCAAACGAAGCCGGAGTTGGTGATGGTGTAGCCGTCGGTCGTCGCGTTCGATTTGATGGTCAGCGGCGCAACCGCCGCCGCCGACGTGTCGATCGCCACCGTGGCCTTCACCGTCAGGATCGCGCTGTCAAAGGTGAGATTCGCATGGCTGCCAATGACATTCGTCGCCGTGGCGTACAACACCTGATTGACGGTGATCGTGGTCGGATAGGTGGCGGTCGTCGCCACCCAGTTCGTGCCATCCGCGCGGAGAATTGTGCCCGTGCCGGTCGCCGTCGCCGGATAGGTCGCCGTGGAGAAGGTCGGCGCTGACGCCCCAGCCGACTGTAGTACTTGCCCCGCACTCCCCCCTCCTGGAATCATGTACCCGGCCGTCAGCGTGACCGCGAGCGTGCCCGAGGTCGTGATGGGGGATCCGCTGACCGACAGCCCCGTCGGGACCGTCATGGCTACCGACGTGACGGTCCCGGTCGTGGGCGTCGTCCAGATCGGCGCGGCGGCCCCTTGCGAGGTCAGGACTTGCCCGCTCACCCCGACAGCCGTGTAGGCCAAGATGGTGGCCGTCGAGTAGGGCACCGCCCCGTGCGCCGCCGTGGCCGCCGCCAGACTGACGACTTCATTGAACACAAACGCCGGGGCGGTGCCTTGGGCCGTGAACGTCATCACGCCGACGCTGTCCACCTTGAGCTCGGTGTAGTTGATCGCGTCCCACGCGGCCCGGTACTGCGCCTTGCCGAGCACCGCGGTCGTCACAGTGAGGCGCGCCCCGTTGAATTCGAGACTCGCCGACGTGGCCAACGTTGCCGCCGCCGAGAAGAACGGGACGCGGTTGACGACGCCCGCCCACACGACGGCGAACGTGCCGCTCGTCGTGACCGGCGTCCCACTCACGCTCAAGAGCGTCGGCACGGTGATCCCCACCGACGTGACGGTGCCAGGCGGCCCACCGCCGCCAGCCAGCGACGTAAACGCATACGGCGACACGGCCGTGCAGACTTTCAGGAGTTGGGTGATATCGTCGTACCAGAGCGTCCCGAGGATCACGGGATCTTCGGCGGGCAACGTGTCTTGGATGATGTAATGCCCCCACATCCGCAGTGGCATGAGACGCTCCTATGGGCGAGGGGTGGTCGTGATCTGGACGTCCCGCATCCACAGCCGGGACCACGGGCGCGTCGGGGTCACGTCGCAGTCAAACGCCGTGCCGCACACCACGCAGCCGACCGTCGTGTGCTGGGCCGCCGCCCGGCCTTCGCTGATCCCGATCCGGCCAAACGTGTAACTGGTGTGACAGGTCGGACATTCGGCCCGCCAGGGAGACGCGGGCATCAGGGCTCCGTCGCCAAAATCTGGGTCGCGCCCGACGGAAACAGCGCGCACGCCTGCCAGCGCGTCCCCGATTGCCGGAAGAAAAACAGGGGCGTCAGCGCGGCCGTCGTCGGTTCCGACAACCCCCCCATCGCCTGCAACGCGCCCGACCGCGCCTCGAACTCCCACCGCAATTTCCCGTCGGTGAAGACCCGGGCCGGCCGGCGATTGCCGGTCCCCATCTGCGGCAACATGACCGTGAGGTCGCTCATCCCCGGTGCCGTTTCTTCCCCGGGATGTCCGCGACCGTGACCGTCTCGGCCTCCTCGACGCGCCGGATCAGTTCGACGTCATGCCGGCCAAACGTCTCCCACCCGCGAAACGCCTGCAGGAGCGTCTGATATTCCTGTTCCTCGAGCAGCACCGTCCGCCCGCCGGATTCGATTTTCTTGGCAATCGCGTCCCGCCGCAGCAGTTCGCGGCCGTCGGCCCCTTTGCCGAACAGGACGCCCACGAGCGACCCGGGCACGTCAAAGGGGGTCTCGACCTTCGTCAGCACCGTGGGTCGGTCGGGATCGGGACGGGTCAGCAGCACGTGGTAGGGCATGAGATCGAGTCGGCGCATACAGGACACTCCTCCGTTGGCCGTCAGTCTACACCCGTCAGACCGCGCATGTCATGGGCCAATGCAGCCCGCCCACGCCCGTCCGAATCGAACCGACCACGTCCACCCGCGGATCCAGCCGCCATCCCCGCCATGTCCGCGCCGCCCGATCGTCAACCCAGACCGGCCGCGCCGGCAGTTCCACCGTTTCGACCGCCCGGGACCCGCACCGCGGGCAGGCCAGTCCCGCCCCGGTGCCCGCCGCCGGCTCGACCAACCCGCACACCCCGCACGTCACCAGGACGTTCATCACCCCCAAAGTGTAGCATCCGGAGCTATACTGGCCCCATCATGCCCCCACGCAAACCCCCACCGCCCGTCAATGCGACCGCCCCCGACCTGACCGCCCGCGTCACCACGCTGGAAGAATCCGTCCGGCTCCTGACCGCCCGGCTCGACACCCTCAACGACCGCCCCGCCGGCCAACGGGTGTAGACTGCCCCCAGCGGGGTGGCGCAGTGGTAGCGCGTCGGCCTCATACGCCGAAGGTCGCGGGTTCAAGTCCCGCCCCCGCCTGTTCCATCTGAAAGTGGAG